CCGCCGCCGCCAGGCGCACCGCCCGTGCCGCCATTGCCAGCCGCGCCAGAGGCCTTGGACGCACCCCCAGCCCCGCCAGAGCCGAAGCGCGATGTGGTTGGCGTCGCACCATCGGTGCCATTCACCGTGCCGCCCGGCGTGCCGCCGGAGACGCCTGTGGCGTCATTGGACGTCCTGCATTGATCTGCGTTCGATGACGCGCCGCCATTGGCTTCGACGCCTGCCGACGTAAGTCCAGCGCCACCGCCACCACCAGACGGACCTGAAGCGGCAGAACCCGCCGCGCCAGTTGACGTGCCACTGCCGGCCCCCGCCAATGACGGGATGAATTGCGTTGAGTAATTTGCAGCATTCATTGACCCCGCTGAACCGCCAGCAGAGTTCGTGCCGCCTGTTCCAGCTTGTCCGCCTCGAGCTGTGAACGGACCAAAGATTGATGTCCCGCCAACGGAACCGGTTGTACCGTTCGTATCGTCTGCCGCCGCCGCCGCTCCCGCCCCACCCGCGCCGACGGTGACTGATGTCGTCGATGAAAGTGTTGAAGCCGGGATCCAGTATTCGACGACGTTGCCTCCGTTGCCGCCAGCGCCACCGCCTGCCTGTGTCCCGCCAGCAGACTTGCGCCCGGAGCCGCCACCGCCCCCGCCGCCCACGGCGATCACGTACAGCAGGACGTCGCCGGCCTGCTTCGTGAAGGTGCCTGAAGCGGTGAATGTCTCCACCCGCTTGTATTGCAGCCGGCCAAGCAAAGTCTGCATCTGGACCGGCGCGCCGGCGTTCAGTGTGGTTGGATCAATTGCAACCGTTACGGCCCCGGAATATCCGCCACCAAGGCCTGTGCCGGGGAGTACGTGCCTGACAACCGCGGGGACGATTCTGTGGTCTTCAGTCCCGGAGAACCAAGTCAGGTCGGCGCCATAATCCTGCCCCGTCTGGAAAGCCGATGTCACCGAATTGTCGAGCCGACCGGAGACGATTTGGTTTGATGCCCCGGAGATCGTGAGCGAGGAATCCGCCGTCGTCAGCGTTGCCACAACGGCGCGCGTCGATCGGTTATAGACCCTGATCCGATATGAGCGCCCGGACATATCGACGGGATCGCCGACGGAATCCACAAACTCGAAGCCGAGATCCCAATCTTCCTGATTGGTGTAGGTGAAGACTACGGGGTCCATTTATGCCTCGTCGGCGTTGTTTGAGGTCCAGTAGAGCATGACACCGTGAAGCCTGGCGTCGACGTCGAGTGTGTCACCGCCTGCAGCAGCATCGCGATAGACCTGAAAGACCAGCCAGTCGCTTTCGTTCGGCGTATTCGACAGCGTGAAGGCCGACGTCTCCGAGGTCATCCAGACATCGTTCGTCGTGCCGCCCGTGTCCGTCACTGTGACCGCGGTGCCGAAGGCGGTGTCCATCGCATCGCTGTTCGATAGAGCTAGGCCCTGAATGCCCCAGATCACATTGAATGCCGTCGCCGCGGCATGCGACCAGACGAAGACCGCCGTCATCGTCCCTTCATTCCAGCGCTTCGGGGCGAGGAATGAAAACTGCGCGTATTCCGCTGTACCGGCATCGAAATCCAGCGTGCTGATCATTATTCTGTTGGTTGCGGTTTCCGCGGTTCCAGTGGCAGCGCCATTCGTGGTGCGCGCGATCATTTGAGATGCCGGGATGTAGATGTTCTGCCGGCCGACGCGCCCGCGCTCGACACCCGTCGCAATCAGCTTTCCGGTCGCGGTGTCGTACACGAGCTCGTAGGTGCCGCCAGCCTTGATCAGACCGACCTGCATCGCGTTGCCAAGCCTGTCGACAACATCTCTGGCTCCGATCCCGTCGATGTTCAGCGTGAAGGCGGCGGTCGGTGAAGTCGAAGGCTGATAGATAAAGGCCATGCCGTCCTGATAGGACGTGATCGGGACATCGCAGACGGCGGTTTGCGCATTTGCCGTACCGCCATAGGTGCCAAGAGGAACCCGGGCATATTGCCAGAGCTTATCGCCCTCATCCTTCACCCCGCCGACGTACGCCGTCCCCGTCCCGGAGTTCGGGAATACGCGATTTGCTGTCATGTCAGGATTCCTATGCCCAGAGAGCCGGGGCTTCGTCGACCATCGTGATCCGCGCCGTCATGTCGGCGCTCGGCATGATCTCGGTGATGAGAAGACGGAGATATTCCTCGCCAAGCGGACCGACCGCGACCAGCACGCCGTCGGAAACCTCGCTGATAATCCCGTCGTCGTAGTCGGAGCCGGTCATCGTGTCGTCGGCAAACGGAGTCGTGAAGGTCAGCAGATCGGATGTGCCGGTCGCATTGGAAAGCGCATGCGTCGTGATCGTGCCGTCGGCACGCCGGATCATGCAGCCCATCGTGACGCCGACGTCGAGGATATCCTCAACCGCCGTGATGTCCGCTATGGTCGACCAATCGCCATTGCTGGTGAAGTCGAGATCGCTGTCGACGCGAACCGCCGTGATATTGCCGCCAGATTTGATGACCTGCACCACCCTGCCCCAGCCGGTTTTGCGGGTCAGGAGATCGTGATTGACGGCGACCAAATCACCGCGCCGGCACACAATGGATTCGACCGGGGCGTCCAGCGTGTAGAATGTGCCGCGATATTCACCTTGCTTCAGATCGAAGTCGCCGCGCTTCTCCACTTTGGTATCGACGATCAGGCCTTCGTATGTGACCTGCTCGAGCCGGGCGGTGTCGGATGCCGGGACACCGTTGCGGTAAACCGTGGTCTGCTTCGTCTTGCTTTCTTCGGTGTCGTCGCGATACGAAATCAGCAGCCCGTCGGGGAGACGCGGGAACGCCTTGCGGTATTTGAAGCCCCTAGAGTTGCGGGGTGTAAACACCTGTACGGGGCTTTCCGCTGACCTGTCATAGTCGCGGATCACACCCCAGACTTCAGACCAATACGGCCGGGCATAGCCGCACGACGCCACCAGCGAAAGCACATCCTCCAACCGCATCGAATCCACAATCATGTCGCATGTGTAATCTTCGTCGATGCAGGCCTGTCGCCAGTCGACGAGCGCGGTATCGTCGACAAGAGCGTCCGGCACAGGATCAAGGTTCAGCCGCCCGCAGAGGATGTCCCGGAAATGAGGGGCCGGGTTCGATGTCGTTGTCCAGTTGCCCCACGCGCTCCCCGTCCAATCCTGTACGTAGCCAGAGGCTTTTGTTGAGACTTGTTCCAGCCTGCGGTTCTTTGCGCGCATCGCAATGGTGGCAAAGCCGGGGAGTGGCAACGGATGCTCGCGCCAGATCGAAATGATGCGGCCGAGAGCGACGGCGGAGACGTAAAGAGATTGGTTATCGATAATCCGGGCATCGCTAAGAAGAAACTGATACTTGAACATATTGCGGACGCCGCCGCTGTATTGATAAGTCGCCGGCGCGAATGACGGGTTGGCGTAGGCGTAGCCCCTCATGCACTCGATTTCGTAAACGCCCTTCGGGAATGTTCCGCTGTCCAAGAAGAAGTGCGCCGTATTCTTGCCGGCCGTCGCAGGCTCCGTGCCGCTTGGCTTCCAATCACTGCCGTCTTCCGTGCGCTCGTTATTGTCGACATAAACATTTTGTATGCCAGTAGCAGCCCCATTGGTCATGTAGGCATTGCCGGAACCAGAGTAGAAACTGGAGTGGGCTTCCCACTGATATGCGCCGGGGTCTGCAGGCGCCACGGACTGAGATGGCGCACGGTAAAATATGTGCGCGACGCCGGTATCTGTCGACATCGTGACGTCGGATATCGGCGGGATCGTCGTCGCATCCCAATGCAGGATCACCTGCCCGCGCAAAACGCGCGACGATTTCCCGCGGAAATGAACTTCAGGCAGGTTAATCCATGCTGTGTCGCCTGACTTCCGGATGCGGATTCGGATCGGGACGCACACCGGATAGACGGTCGGGTCCGCAGGGTAATAGAGCCCGCCAGGGAACATGAACTGCAGGACAACTTCGTCTGGAGACTTCGACGTCGCGTAGCGATGCCACTTTGGCAGGCTCTTGTCCGGGAATACCTGATCTTCGAGGTTGAGCCCGCTGACCGCCTGCGTCTTGTGCGCCGACAATTCGATCTGCGGCGCGTTCGTGCGGCCGTATCGCTTGATCAGCGTGATCAGGGAATCGGACTGCCAGCCTTCGCGGGTTTGATACTGGATGCTGTCGTCGTCGGCGATCAGCGCCTCGCCGGTCTTGATCTCCTCCAGTTTGTGCGGGCCGTTCAGGACGTAAAGCGCCTCGACAAATTCATCCTGCCCGACGAACTCGACAATCGGCTCACAGGCGAGAGGCGGAAACGCCTTGCGTGTCCCGATCACGCGAGGGACGCCGCCGTTGGCCTCAATGACATTGCCGTCGGATGATGCTGCTTCCTGTTGCTCTGTGGTGTCCTGAGCCTTTGGTTTGGCCGCTGGTGGCCGTGTCAGCGCCGAGATCGCCAGCGCGCCGATAAGCCCTACCGCTCCCGCGAGGACTTTTGCCGATACCGAGCCCGCGGCAAACCAAGCGGCAGAGCCCGCGCCGATAGCTGCCCACCCGCCGCTCGCGATGCCCGCAGTCAGAACCGTCAGCGCAACCAAGGCGACAATGGCAATTACCATCTTGCCGGTGCTTTGCCCGCCGCCCTTGCCGCCCCGTGGGGCCATATGGAGCGTCACCGCAATCGGCTTGGCGCGCGTCGAAGGCTTCGGCCTGATGAGATGCCATGAGCCGCGCACGATCTCGTGGCCGTTGATCATCACGACGCCGCGCTGCTCAAACTCTGGCGGGAGATCGGGGACCGATTTCACGATCTCGTATATCGTCATTCCCGGACGCATTGGCGTCACGCTGGGGGCAGCAACGGAATACGCCTCACGCCAGACCACCATCACGGCTTCGCCCTCGCGCGCAGCCTTGCGGTCTTTAAGCGTGCTCACGCACCATCTCCCTGTGCCTTCTGAACCACTTCACCCTGCCCTTGATCGAATAATGCGTAAGCGGGACGATCACCGGAGAGCCGGTCCGCTCCTCCGTGTGTAGAACCCGCCGGCTATCAACCATGATCCCGACATGCCCGGTCTGCGGTCGCGCAAACCAGCGCATCACGACGACATCGAACTCTTCCGGCGTCTCCACAGGGATCCACGCCTCGCTTTGCGCGTCGGCTTCCATCGACACCGCGATCTTGGCGAGGTCGCGCGCGCTGATTTCCCCGTAGGACGGCAGCAGAATCCCGCACTCGTTATTCATCACCAGCCGGACAAGACCGAAGCAATCACACCCGCCCATCGCCCTGCCGCCGTCCACGAAGGGGATCTTCATGTAGCGGTCTGGCCACGACATCAGCGATAGAGCCCCGGCGTTCTGTTCTGCGTCGCCCGCACTCCCGGCCAGACCTCTTGGCTGTAATTCCAACTCACGATGCGGCCGGTGATCTGCATCGCGTCGATCTCGACATCGATCAGGTATAGTTTGTCGGCGGAATACTCGACCGTAGGTGTCCCGATCTCAGTTCTGGGATTGACCGTGGTGTCGAAGTCGGAAAGCGCCAGGATTTCAATCTTGACCCGCGGCGGGCCGATCAGCCCCTTGATCGCGCGGCCGATCGTTTCGTCTACGTTCTGAACGGCGATGCGCGTCTCAGGGAATCGCTCGCTGTCGGTCAGCAATTCGATGTCGAAGGGAAACCCGATGAAGGTTTCCCCGCCGTAGACATAATCGATCCCCTCTGGTTCGCTGACCACACGGATTGTTTCATCCATGGTGGGATGTGTGATCGTGACGAAAATCAGAAGGGCTTCGCTCGATTCCTGCTTTTCCAGTTCGCGGCGAAGCGAGGCCGAGACTACGCGACCCACTTGGCGATCCTCACCAGTTTGCAGGTCAGCGTCGCATACGTGCCGCGGTCGTAGGTGAACTCGTAGGGCGCATCTTCAGCGCCGAACTTCCACTGGTACAGCATCCCCGGCTCGGTCGGATCTTCCCAGAGAAACGGCCGCGTGCCGTCCAAGAGGTCGGCTTCGAACCATTGCTTGAACGTGTCGCAATCCGTGAAGCTGGTGAGATCAAATGAGACCGTGACGTTGTGGACCTTGGAGGAACCACGCCGGCGGTCGATCGACGGGCCGATCTCTGGCCGGAACGACACCACATTGCGCTGCGGCGAAGACTTCATCCCCGGCAGGGGCTTGTGGGTCTGGCCGAATGGCCAATCGGTCATGCTCATCCGCGCAGCACCTTCCGGGCTTGGATGCCATAGCGGCCGCGATTGGCGCTATCGGTCTCGCCGGATGCGATCATGCCGCCGACTTCCTCGCGGATGATCTGGCGAATGATGGTCCGGCCATCCGGACCCTTCTCCTGCTTCGTCTCCATCGACGCGGTACGGGTGTGGTTTTCGTTGATGATGACGACGCCGCCACCGCCTCCCCCAGACCCAGAGACGCCGAGACGCCCGTCCGGGCCCCTGCGCAGCGGCATGATCGCTTCCGGGCCCGCCTCGCCCATGAGGCCGGCACCATTCGCCATCGGGAACAGCGTCGGACCCCTGACGACGCCGCCTCGAGCAAAGGGGGTGATCTCGCGACCGCCGGAGAACGCGCCGCCCAGCGCGTAGATGCCGCCCGTGCCTGAACCCATGCCGACCGGCAGCGGGGATATGCCGCCGCCACCGCCCATAAAGCTGCTGAACAGCGAACCAAGCAAACCGCCGCTCATGTTCTGGTCGCCGAAGAGCGCCTTGTCGAGCAAGCGCATCGACATGCGCTGAAGCGAGTTGGTGAGGCTGTTGATGCCTGCCTGCAGCAGTTTCACCCCACGCTCGCCGCGCATGAACGCCGAAACCATTGAGTTCCCGACGTCCATGAAGCCGGATCGCATGTCGTTCAGCGTCGCCAGCGTTTCCTTAAACCGGTCCTGAGCCGCAGCGGCCTCGCCGAATTTGGTTGCGACCTCGGCAATCTTCTGGGCGCGCTCTGCCGTCAACGGAATGCCGGTCCGCTCCAATTCGTTCAGCATGCGCGTCTGTTCGTTGAAACGCGCGACCTCTTCGACCGACTTCCCGAAATTCGCCCTCTGGGTTTCCAGCGCCCGGTTCTGTGCCTGAATCGCCACTTCGGCGTCGTGCATCATCTGGCCGAACTTGTTCGCATCCCAATTGGCGAGGCGGCCTTGATCGACGGGGCCTGGCGCGTTCGACGACATGCCGAAGCCGCCGCGCCGGACTGTGATCTCGCGTGAGATATTACCGGGCGCCGCAGCGCCTGCCCCACCTTTGATTGTTGGGACGGGGATGCCCATTGTTCGTAGCACATCGGCCACTTCTTCCGGACGCAGCACATGACGACGAAGGTAATCGGCGTCCTGAACCTTTTCACTCAGTGTACGGCGGACACCTCCATCCTGATTCCCTCCAAACGTCGGGAAGACGCCGTATGAGGCAAATGGGTCAATTGGCGCAGGGCGCGGATTGGAAAGGTTCTTAGATTGCTCGCTGTATTTGACCTGAGCACGCCATTCCGAATCCGGAATAGACGCGCGGGGGCCGAGGATGTTGGTCTGTTCGTTGAGATTGCGCCGGTCCAACTGCAGTTGACGCATATAGCGTTCGCGCTCAGTACGAGCGCCGCCGAGGAATGCCTCATCCGCTGCGGCACGGTTGTAATCGCGTAGGGCGCGCTGCGCTTCGGCGAGGGCCTGATTGCGCGCGTTCTCAGCCGCGATGTTGGCGAGGACCGCATCTTTCGTCTCGCGCATCACCTGAATGTAGGCGCGCTGGCTTTCGATCAGCGCCTTTTCCGCCGATGTGCGCGCGAGAACACCAGCCGCGTTCAGCGAGCCGTCTTCGATCAGGCGCGTGCGCGTGCGGTCGATGAATGATTGGCGGTTGGCTTGAATTTCAAGTTGCGAACGGAGGCTCTTCTTCGCCTCCTCCAATGCCTCCTGAAATGCCTTTCCGATTTCATCACCAGAGCCGAGTGAAAAACCAGACCATTGGTTTCCGCGGATAACAGGAGTGCCTGACTTCAGGCGTTCGTATCTCTCGGCCGCGGTCTCGCGCGTGAAAAGCCTGCCCGTATATTCCCAGATGTTCGACGCGACGACCTTGATCTGATGGAAGGCTTCGCTCAGGACGTTGGTCTGAACCGTCGCGTTCTGAAGCGCAGCGTTATAGGCCTTGAAGAGCGACTCCCTCGCACCGTCGAGGTCGCCTAGAGCCTGCTTTTTCTTGATCTCGTCGGCGAGGCTTTGAGATAGGAACCCCAGCCGCTTGTTCAGTTCCTCCGCACCACGCGCCGGATCGGCGAACGCAGTGGTGAGCATCTTGGCGACATCCGCCTCCTCACCACCAAACGCCTGCGAGAAACGGCGCACGCCGGTTGTCAGCCGCCGCGACAGGTCTCCGCTGATGCCAGCGCCAGCAAATTGCGACGCATACTGAATGCCAGCGATATTCGAGATATTGCCTGCCGACGCCGATTGCCGGCCGATAGCCATCAACTGACTGGCGGAGACGCCTGAAGCCGCGCCGATACCGTTGAGCGACTGCTGAACTGCGATGGAGCGATTGATCGCGCTGTTGAAGGCCGCAGCGGCCGCGACGCCAATCGCGACGAAGCCGCCCACGACCATGCGCATCGGCGTCATCAGATCGGCGAGATATGTCCCCAGCCGCTTGATGCTGCCGCCAATGCCGCCGGGGCCGTCCTGCAATATCTGGAAAATCTGACCGCCCTGCTGTGCTGCGATCATCGGCAACGACTGCCCGGACATGACGCCGGTGATGATGTCGTTCAACTGGAAGCCCATGTTGCGGGCTTGATGCAGCGACAGGCTGTTCACAGGCGACTGGCCCAACCTACTCAGGCGACCGCCGTTGACCTCCTCCTCCATTACACGGCGGTATTCGGTCCGCTGCTGCATCAGCAGATCGCGGCGTGTCGCGTCGTTTACCTGCCCGGCCTTGTGCAGTTCGTTGATTTCCGCGATGGCCTTCTGGTAATCACGCGCCGCCTTGTACGCCTGGTCGTAACGCGAGCGCACGTTTTCGAGCCGCTTCAGCTCAGTCTCGAAGACGCCAGCCGATTCCTTGGCTGACTTCTGCGACGATAGGGAGTTGTATTTCTCCATCGCCGCATTGAGCAACTTAATGCCGCGCTCGGCATCTACAGCACCACCCGCAACAGCCTTGAACGCCTGCGCGGCGTGACGCGCCAAATCCTGCTGCGCTTTATCGACGGCGAAGTATTGGCGCTCCAGAGCCGCAAACTGCTTCTCCGTGGTCTTGATGCTCGCGCCGCCCTGTGACATCGCGCGCTCAAGATTCTGGAACTGCGAGATGAGCTGCGGGAAGCCCCTCTCTTCAGCCAGAATGGTCAGCTTTCGCGTGACCTCTTGAGGCATCATTGTCGCCATTAACGCTTCTTTCCTTTCTTGGTCTCTTTCGCCATTTCGTCCGCGACGTGGCTCAAGTATTGACTGTCCATCGCCATGATCAGGCGGCGGAACCTGTCGAACTCGACAAGATCGTCGATGCCGTAGCGCCGCGCATACGCATCAATCGACGAAAACGGAATCGGGCCGGGACCGCCCATCGTGAGAGGGCGATCACGCTCAAGGGAGGCGTAGGCATCCCAGATAGGGATGAGATGGGGAGGGATTTTTGGCCGCGCGTCGAGCGGCTTGCACGGCAGCCCTTTGGCGGCAAGTTGTGGGGCAAGCACCGTCTCCAACCATTCGAGACGGCCACCCCACACAAGATGCCACTTCAGGGCTTCTGTTAGTTTTTTGCGTCAGCCTTTTCGGCTTCAGCCTCGACGACACCGACCTTTTCGACTGCGGTGTTGATGGCGGGGACGATCATCGGCCCAGACCACGGATCATCAACAAGGGCTGTGAGAGATTCCTTGTTGAACGGGATGTCGGCGCCAGCTTCATCCGTGATCCCGCGCCAGCCGCGCACCAGCACTTGCTTGATCTGGTCGCGCTGGATCGCTTCGAGCTTGTCGTTATCCTTGCGCTCTTCCTCGGTCAGCGCGCGATACGCCTCTGCCGTGAACTTGCGCACCTCCGGATGCTGGAGGCCGACGACGAGGAACCCTACCTCCGGAGGTAAATTCGGCAGATTGTCGACCCACTTGCCTTCGATGATTTCTCGACCGGCCTTTTTCAATGCTGAAAGTTTCATGTTTTCCCCTCTGCGTTTTGGCGATTACTCGCCGGATTTCTGAGCCTTGCCTCCGACCTTCTCCGCATGGCCCTTCTTGACCAGCATCTCGCCGTAGGCGTCCGGGACATCGATCTCTTGCCCTGCCGCGACATCGACCCGGAATGCTTCGCTGTCACCACCCGGATAGATGGTGACGTCTTCAAGGATTTTGATTTTCATTACGCGACGAGCCTCGTGACTGAGATGGTGGACGACGAAGAGGTGTCATAGACGGCTTGGAAGTTCACGTTGACCATGACGTCATCGCCTTGGCCGCCGAGAACCGTGGTGCCATCCGTGATCTGGATCACGGGGAGACTGAAGGTGTACTTCTTGTTTACATCGACACCGACCGTGAACGACAGCGCGCCAGTCGTATGGTTCAGGATCGCATCAGGCAGCGTTCCAGAGGCGAAGAACGCGCGGAACGAACCCGTGACTGTGATCGCGCCCTTGCCGAACTCATCGGTGTAGAGCGTGCCGACCGAAGGCCTGACGCGCATGTTTTGCGAGATCGAAAGCTGCAACGATTCCACGACTGGAGATGCGCCGAGGATCGACAACGACGTCACCTTGTCGGCAGTAAACACCGATTCCGTATTCGCCGAAGTGTAGGTCGCGCCAGAGATGATTGAAGTGGCCGTCGCACTTTGGGATTTGCCCATGACGCTGACGGAGCCCGTCATCATCTGGCGGGAGCCGATGTTCAGCGACATCGCGCCGATAGAGCAGCCGAGGAACCGCAGATAGTTCGACGTCGCACCGACGACGATCGTCTCTTCAAAGGTGAAGAACTTGTCGTTATTGCCGGTCTTCACGACATTCGTCGACCACGCGCCGCCCAGAACCGCTTCGAGGAAGTCGTCGAAGGTCGCGTTGTTAAACTCGAATGAGATGTCGCCAGAGACATCCTGGCCGAGCTGCACGACCTGCCGGATGTCGCGGACAAGGCTGACTTGCCCGGAGACTGCCGTGACCTTGCGGGTTTCAAGCCCGCCGCTCGTGCGGCGAAGTTCCTTGAAGGTCGGTGTGGACGGCGTCGTGCCAAACGCCGATTCCGCGATGTACGCGATGCGAGACTTTGCGGTATCGCCGAATGCCATTTCCGTTCTCCTTACCTGAAGATGTCGTGCGTGTAGGCGACCCCGATGCTCAGTTCGCGGTAGCCGTTCCGATCAGACCTGTTGTTGATTGCTGGCGACGGGACTTCGAAGATGCGGAGGTTGCCGTCGCTCGACCTCCAATTGCGCAGCGCGTCACGAAGTGTGTCGATGCGTGACAACCATGTCGCCACGCTCACAGAGCCGTTCCGCTTCGCAAAGACGCAGAACCTGAACCCGCCCTCTTCGCGGAACACATTGTTGCCGGGCGTACCGGTGCTGATCTGGGTTTCGCTCGGCTCCACCGGGAACGTCAGTTCAGCGAAGTCGCCCAGCGCCGTCGGTACTTCGGCATCGGGCTCTTCAGCAAACCCACGCACATCGCAATGCGTCCAGTTATCCGTGATCAATTCCTCGATCGCGGAGATAACTGCGCTCGATGCCATCGGCTCACTTCAGCATGATTAGAATTGCGGGATTACGGGTGTCTTTGTCGTATTGGCGCTGCGCTTTGCGGACGCCGACCTTGCGGGCGTTCTTCGCCATGCGCCGCGTCGCCCAACTCTCCAGAGAGGATGTCATGCCGGAGAGTGTGCGGAACGTGTATCGGATCTTCGCCTGGTTGCTGAACCGGCGAACCGCCATCGCATGCACCACCTGAAACACACCGTCAGGGGCTTGCGACGACATATATTTCTTGCCAGCGACGCCTTCGAGCTTACGCGCGTATGGCACCGTGGACATGATGGTGATCATGTCTGCATCGCCGATGTCATCCGGTGATGAAACAGCCTGATCGCCAGCAAAGATCGTGATCGAATCCCGGTACTCGCCTTTGAGCACCGGAGCCTTTTCCCGGAGCGTGGTGTAGATCCAGCGCACCATCTCGACGCCAAGTTCCCATTCGGCAACAATCACGCCATCAGGCCGGACCGACATCAAATTCGAATTCGCGCGCCCATCGACATAGGTCTGATAGGGGACCTTCCGCCCCATCGCCGATGCGTTCGCCTGATCTGCCGCCGCGATCTCCACGGTCGCAAATTGTGCAAGCATCGCGGACTTCTCGGTGTCCGTCAGCGCAACCATGTCCCGCAAGACCTTCGTGATGTCCTGCGCGTCAAACTTGGTTGAAAGCATCAGGCGCCGTAGACCTCGACCTCGTAGGCCATCTGCATCCCGGAATAGCGGCGAGCCGCCTTGTCCACCTTCTCAATCGACAGCGTGACACCATCGACGATCAGTTGGTCATTGCGCTTGATCGGCAGCGGCCATGTCCCGACATCAGCCGCCAGCACCAGATAGCGCCGCGACGTCGCGTAGGTCTGGCCTTCCATTTCATCGGCGGAATCGCGGATCGGAACCCGGATCGATTTCACATAAACCGTGGCGTCGGTGTTCACGCCTGAGACGACGCGGCGAAGGGTTGCTGCCTCGCCAGCCGCCATCATGGCTTCGCGCCATGCAGCAGCGATCATCTCTTTTTCGATCACAGGCGCGCGGCCCTGTAGAGATCAAGCGTGCCGGCGATATCCGGGGGAAGGTTGCTTTCCCCAGGCCCTTTGACCCAGAACGTCGTCTCGATAACATCCGGAACGCGGACGCTACGAACCGAAGGATCACGCCGACGGGATGCCCGCATGTGCTTGATCAGGCCGATCACCGCACCGTCTAAATCTGCGGGGATAGTTGTGTAGCCGCCGGTGTACGCGACGACTACCGTGTCGGCTTCCCACTGAACCCGATTCCCATCGGTATCAAGCCGGTACAAGATTCCCGTCTCTGTGTCGCACCGATATTCCGTCGATGCGACCGCATCGCCGTTTTCAGTCACGCTGGAAATCGCCGTAACCGGGAAACGCGCCAACACCAGAGATGGCATCAGATCGTCAAGGTAAAACCGGTCAGTCACCACCTCAGACTTGAAAACCCTGCCGCAATATCGCGCTGCAAGGGCAGATGCCTCACTGACACGCCGGACAAGGTAGGCATCCTCAGACGAATCTGTGATGCCAAGATCAGCCTTCACGCTTGAGACGTCCGTCAGGTATTGGCTGGCGGCTGTCTCGACAGTGGTGATCCGTTCCATTTCTTCACTCTTCGGAAGGCGGAGGGGGCGGAGACGCAGCCGATGCAGCCGCGATTGCCGCTGCCTGCTGCTGTTTACTGCCGCCTACAGGGCGCCCAGGTTTCGAAGCCTGCGGAGGCCGTACACCAAGCACCGTGGCATGATGCTCGCGCGCCCACTCACGGGCCCGTGGCATGTTTTCGAGCAAAATGTCTTTCGTCAGGATGTGGCCGCCCGGATCCTTGACGTTGAAGCCTTTGAATGGATCAGGTTCGATCGCATATCCTTGCGGAATTTCGTCTTCACCCATCCTTGTTTCGATCTGGCTTACCGGCGGCAACTTTGCCGCCTCGACCTCTTCTGGCGTCACAGGCTCCGCTGTGCCGTTCATAAACATCGCCTGAGCGACGTGATAAGGCGTCTCAATGATCTGGCCAGCACGTTGGCCGATGAGAGAACGGACGTACATTTATTTCCCCTCTTGCTGTGGGCCGCGAGGATCGCGACCCACCTTGTCGTTACGAACTGGCTATCAGTCCGTGATCGCGGCCGGAGGCGAAGACTGCTGATAGCGATACTCCAGAATGAAAATGCCCTGCGTGATGTTCGCAGCGTTGGAGGCACCGGTCGTGAACGCAATGCAGTCGAACCCGCCGTCGACATCGAGGTGGCGGGGATCGATTTCGATCACCACAACCTTGTTCTTTATGGCGGCGTCCGTGGTGTAGCTGGTGGCATCGGTTGCGCGAGCAAGCGTGTCGGACGTGGCGGTATCAAGGTTTGCCCAGATCGGCACGCTGACGGTGAGGTTTTTCGCGCTCGTGCCAGCCACGGCCGTAGCCTGCTTGGGCGTGATCGCGATGGTCGCCGCGTTGCCCTGGGTCGTGGTGAAAACGATCCAGGCCTTGTCGACGTTCTTCAGCGAAACATAGTCCGACGTGCGACCTGCGGCGTCGGCTGCCGGGGCCATCGCCTCGACAATTTTGAACTGCTGCGGAAGAGAGAGCTTCATCTCACGGTTTCCTTGGTTGAATTTCGGGATGCAGCCGGGCTTACCCGGCTGCGGTTATGTCAGGGGTTACGAGCGGGTTTCGAGGGCGACGAACGGGCTCTGCGTGTTGGTGCCCTTGTACGGGGTCACAGCAGAATTCCAGATCGGCATACCGTTCGCGCGATAGATGAACCGGAAGCAGGTCTCATCGTAGAGGAAGCGAACGTGGATGCTCGACTGGCCTTCGACGCCGCCCTTGTCGATCAGCATGTACTGGCTGAGATCGACGAGCTGGATGTCGCCGACAGTGCCGAGGGTCGAGGCATACTCGACCGGGATCACCGGACGGCCCATGAGCGTTCCGACAGTGGAGCCGTTCGTGCCGGGCGGGTTGTAGATCACCGTAGGAGTCGCGATGCCACCGACGTTCTCAGAACCGGCGACATTCTTGATCTTCACGTTGAGCTGGTGCAACTGCGGCTCAATATCCTGGTTGCAGAGCCAGACAGCGGAGCGATGGAGACGCGCCGGCATACGGATCCACATCTTCAGGATGTTTTCCGCGACGATGGTCGCTGCGACCTGAGAGGTCTCCTTCGACACCGTGACGAGAGAACCCGCATTCAGGTAGCCGAGCGGAGCGCCGGCGCCAGTGCCCTGCACGATCGCGTCTTCGAGCTTGAACGCGATTTCGTCCGAGAAGGCCATGCGGATCATCGCCTCGAGGGCGGTGGAGTCCTTCAGGAGTTCGCCGGTGACGTAGCAGGCCGCCGTGATCTTATCGAGTTCCATCTTGATGCGACGGAACTTCGGCTGCGATGCGGTGATGGCGTCGGCCTCACCCGTCCAGTAGGCGCGAACGCCGCCCCAACGCGAGCCGGTCGCGCGAGAGGTCTCATCGACGCCGTTGGCGCTGATGCCGTTGGCGTTCGGGCCGATCGGGATGCGGGTGACGCGCGAAGCGATCTCGCCGCCCTCAAACACAGGGCGGAGCATCACATCGGCCATCTGCGTTTCGACCATGAAGCCGCCATCGGAGCCGACGCTTTCGCTCAGACCGGTTGCCGCAGAGACGCCCGTGCCATCGAACCACACGAGGCGGGGATCCTGTTGACCAAGAGCCTTGCGATCAGCAGCCGCGACAGCAAGCATCTGCTCACCGAGGCTGGCGAAACGCTCGCCGGGAGTGTGGACGCCGCCACGAACAGCAGCGCGAGCCGCCGCGATGGCATTGGCATCAGCCGGGGCGCTGTCGCGGCCGGTGAAGTCCATCGTGCGCAGGCGAGCCTGATGACGCTCTGCACGCTGGATATCAGCCGACAGCTTCTCGAACTCAGCCGAGATTTCGTCATCACGCTTGTTTTCTTCATCCGTCAGATTACGCTTCTCCGCAGCCGCAGCCGCGAAAATGGCGTCGGCCTCTTTCGCGAGGTCGGCCGCCTTCTGCTTGAGGGCTTTCAAGGATTCCATCTTCGTTACCTCATTGTGAATACTTGCCGGGCGATAGGCGCGAAAACTCAGCCCACAGCCCGGCGGTCTGTGGGGCGCACAACTCAATGCTTGGTGATCAGATACTCAGGGAGCGCAGACGCGCGGCATGACGCCGGCGGCGGAACGCATCTCGGTCTTCGGCCGATTGCTGGGCAGCGGCCGAGGGCATCGGCTCGTACAGGCTGTCTTTGAGAACGGCGGCAAAGTCGGTGCCTTCGTCGCCCATCGTGCGCGAGCCGACGATCTCATAAACCGCCATGCCGTTCGCGACGTTGATTGTGAAGGTAGTATCGCTCTCTAAGGCCACTGGCCTTCCATGGCCGTCAAGGAAGACATCGGCCAAGATGATTGATTGCGGCCATGGGCGCTCTGCAACAAAGGTTTGGGTTTCCCTATCCGTCTCGACACGAATTGCCGGCGGCTCGTACGATGCGAAATTTTCTGGCCATGCAGGAGCCGCGGCCTTGGCGCGCTCGCTTGGGCGCTGTCCCTTCGCAAGACGCTTCAACGTGCCGTCGAGCGTGTCGACACGATCCGCCATGCGCTCGCGCACCGCTTCTTTGTCCTTTACGATCCTGCCTTCGCCGAATCCGGTGCGGACATCCTCAGTGCTGACCCCCCTGCCCTGTGCGACGGCGCGGAGGAAGTCAGCATAATATGCATCGACGCTCTTCTGCATCGCCTGCGCGGCTTCGCTGCTCAGGGGCTCGAAGGGATGCCCCTCGACCTTGTATTTACCGGCCGAGATGAACGTTACCTTGACGCCCTCTTTCTCCGCGGCAACCGAGACATCCTTGTGCGTTCCGTAGACGCCGATGCTGCCGACGTTGCCGCCAGGCGTCACCACGATCTCATCCGCCGATGCCGCAATCCAGTATGCAGCCGAAGCAGCAAGGCTGTTGACCTGCGCCACGATCGGCTTCTTGCCGCGGGAACGGTAGATTTCATCCGATAGTGCTTGCACACCGTTAACGCTGCCGCCAGGGCTGTCGATGTTCAGCACGATCGCCTTGACGTTCGGGTCAGACATCGCCGTCCGGAAACTGGCGCCAACGCGCTCCGTGCTCGTGCCGCCGGGGCCGCTGATGTCGTCGACCTGCGAAGCGTGCTGGGCGACGATTCCGTGCATATTGATCACGGCGATCAATCCGCCTGAAGGCGCTGCCTGGCCTGCTGCCGCCAGAGGGGCTGATGGATCACTGAGCGCGCGAAGTTCCAGGCCACCGTTCACGCCCGCGCGTTCGCCCTTTATAGCAGCGATCTCTTCCGGGCTCTTTCGAATACCCTGAAGTCGGCGCTCGAAAACCTCGGCGATCGCTTCCAGCCGCTCCGGCATGATCGCCCACGGCACCGAGTAGATGGCCGCGCGAAGATGAGGGAAATCGCTCATTGCTGCTGGTCCTGTTGCTGATTGGGCGCCGGGGCGCTGTTGTCTGGCATATTGTCAAAGGTCGTGCTGTTTGACGGGATCAGTCGCTCGTCGCCGTTCTCAATCGGGTTGTAGCCGATGGCGTAGCGCGCTTCGTTCGGCGTTAAGATGCCGGCAAGCACGAGCTTCTGGTAGAACTCGCCCTTCGCCTTCATGTCGCCGGCGATCAGATCCTCGATGTCAAACCGGGCTTCAAACCGGTTCGGCGCCAAGATCAAATCGCGACGAATGGCGCTGCACCAGCATGACAGCCACGGGTGCAGGTTGGTCCTGACAAAGCCCAGCATGATCGCTTCGACGCCCGTCCCCCACGAGGTCGTTTTCTGCATGTGATGGAGCATTACCGGGGGCACATCGAACCACCGGCAGATCTCTTCGATCTGGAATTCGCGCGTGCCGAGGAACTGCGCATCTTCGTTCGTCAGCGCGATGCTTTCGAACTTCGCACCATCCTCGAGGATCGGCGTCTTGCCGGAGTTACCGAGCCCGCCATACATCGCGGTCCATTCAGCCTTGAACCGATCAAATGCGGCGTCCGACATTGATTTCGGGACCGTAACCACACCCTGCGGCCGGGCACCGTTGGAAAACATCTGCGCGCCGTGCTGTTCGGCAGCGAGGGCGAGCCCGAGAGTCTGGCGAGCATAGGAGACCGGCGATACCGCCTGCAGTCCACCCGGCGCGATCGGTCCGCGCAGATGAAATATCTCATCCTGCATGTACCGACGCTGCTTGTTATCATCATCAATGATCGTGTAGCGGATCGGCTTGCCCGGCTCCGCAGTCAGTCGCTCGACCAAGACGACGCGATCAGGATGGATCGGCTCCAACTGATCAGCAAAACCACGACGCCCGCCGATGATGCGCGCATACGCATTCCCTCGCAAAGCAAGGTGCATCATCATCATCGCCTTAAAATCCCACGCCGTCTGCCAATTGTTCGGCTGGAATTCGAGGATTTCGTTCAGCGGATGCTCAGGAGCCTCAAAGCTATTGTTCGCGTCCTTCCGGTACATGCGCAGCGGCAGAGACGCCACGATCTTCGAAAGGATATTGATGCAAGCGTAAGCTGCCGCGATCTGCATTGCGCCTTCGGATGATATCCGACGGCCCGCCAAAGTCATCGACCCATAGTCGGCGTTGAAATACCTGTCCGCGTTCGGGCTCGTGAGATCAAACGTCTCCGCTTGCGGAGCGCCGCCGAAGAGTGTCGCGAAAAGGCCAGCCATTAACGGCGTCCAGAGATCGTGCTGATAATGGCGAGGCCAACCAGCGATCCGCCGGCGAGCATCAGTCCAAGGGGCGGATAGTGCAGCCAACCGCCGACGCCGACCAAGATCACGCCGACGACTCCGATCACCTCTCGGACGATGCCCGCAACTGCGGCCGCAACTGCCGCGTTGACCGCTTTGGGCTCATTGTTGTCGGGCATAAAGGATTCCTTATGCGACCCGGAGGCCACGCTGTTCGTAAATGCTTCCCGCCGGCTCCGGGTTGGTCGACATCACCGATTCCGCCGAGAACAGCGCCATCAGTGGATCAATCTTTCCGTCGCTCGCCGCCTTGGTGACCAAGATCGCGTTGCCGCGCTTCTCAGTCCGCGCATTCGATGCGCAGTGATTGATCATTCTCGACCCGGAGTGCCGTAGCGCCCCAGTCTCAAGATACAACTCGGTCGATTTGATCGCACCCTGGAGCTTGTAGCCCTGGCTGACAGCCATCATGCGCTCATCAGGATCAAATTCGGCATCGGTGAGCGCCGAAACGACCGCGGTGACGCCGTACGGGTCCAGCCCTATCGGGCCCAACTTGCCGGACGCCTCACAAAGTTTGATGTAGCCGACCAGTTCCCTGAGATCGACAGCGACGGTGGAGACAACCTTGTCTTCCTCGCCTTCGACCTCTGACTTCTTCACGTTGTCGACGCGGTAGTTCGTGATCGTGAGATCGCCGTCGGCTTCGAAGTCCCGGTAGGTCGAAGCCATATCCGGGTAACGCTTCAGAACGCCCTCGTGGCACCACGCATGCGTCCAAGCGAGATGCGTTCCCGTGCCCTTTTCACGCCCCATGATGCAGAGGCCAAACCAGTCGTCGAGCCCGCCGCCGTCAATCGTGGCGACCAGCACTTCGCTCCGCCGGATCACCTCATCCAGCGTCAGAGACTTGTCAGCGGCCTGAAGCCAATAATCGACGCCGACCCAGCGATCCAGCCGCATCCCAATGCCGATCTCGACATTGAAGTGCTGCGACGCGAAGAGGTTGACCGAAGCCGCCCCCTTACGCTCCGACGTCATCAGCTCGCGGCTGAGATAATCCTGATTTACGGACCGCCCGATGTTCGGATTTACCCAGGCCCACGTCTCCGGGTTCTTCCAAAGCTCAGGAGCCGCATTCAATTCCTCTTCGGGGTACTCGTAGAGCACCGCCAATGTCGGCAGGTTAATCTTGCCGTCGCGGACATCGCGCGCTCGAGCAAGCTCCTGGGCAAAGATACCAGCCGGCGGGTCTTTGCTCTGGGTCGTAATCTGAGCAAAGAACCCATCAGGCCGCGCCGCCAGTGCGCCCCTGATTTCGGTGTAGCTCTTCTCGGCATCCTTGCGGGATGAGAAGACGTGAACCTCATCGACAAGGGTGTAGGCCTGCTTGCCGCCGGTGATGACATCAACGTCGGCAGCTTTCACCGCCAGCGTCAGCCCCGTCATCCGGTGATTGATCACCCGGATATGCCGGTGCATCTCAAAGAGCTTGATCAGGTCAGGATCTAGTTTGATCATGCCCTCGATCTGCCCGTAGGCAATGTCGGCGATCTCTTTCGTCGGCGCCACCAATACCGCTTCGGCGTTCGGCCTGCGGTTCAGAATCGCCGCGGTGAGCATGATGCCCGCCGAACTGGTCGAATTGTGCGTCTGGATCAGAGATTTTGTGATCAGGAATTCTTTAGTTTGGCTCTCGATTGAAATGCACTGAACAGGGACTGATGCGACAGGCCGCACATTCACAATGTTCCGGTGTTTTGACCTCTGTGCATTCCGAGCAGATGCGCGGCTCTGCCGTGACTTTTTCCGCTCGATGTTAAAGACCGAAATCTGATCATAAGGCCAAAACTGCACCGTCCACACTGGACCGCAATCCTTGCCATTCAGCATGGCGCGAGATTCTGAAAATGACGCCTTCAACCCCAAAGAGTTGATTAACTCTACGGCCCCGTCCCTAATCGCCGGAAGAGTTGTAGATAGAGACGCTTGCCCAGACTTTGATATTGTGCCGTCCGTATCCATGAGCCCGCGCAGCAATTCCAGCCTTTGCTCGTATGACGCACGCAGGTAGATATCAGGGATATGCTTGTTGCCAACAACTCCGAGCCGCCTTGCCTCTCTCAGAAAAACGTATCCGTATTTCGGTCGCCTGTTTGTGCCGTCAGCCAGCCGGATCGATATGGCCCCGGGATTTGAGGGGTATGCTTTATTGTATGCCGGTTGGCCACAAGCCGTAATGCGAGAAAGCATCCCATCGGCGTCGCCCACAGATGAAGTTATCACCGCCTGCGTTGTCGATCCATCACCCAGCCACGCCCCTAAAACATACGGATGGATAGGCAGGGCGGCCTCCGGAAGATCAAGCGCCTGCGGCAGCCTCATGCGGTGGTTGTTAATCGTATATTTGCCAGACTTTACCTTCAGGCTTTCATAAATCTGCTTTGTAGTCTTCACTGACGGGCGTGGGGCACGCCGTGTACCATCGCTTTTCTGCGCTCTTGTCTTACATGATGCTTCCCGGTCACGGTGGCTATCAGTTACCCAAAGATGACCCTCGTCGCAAATTACGCTTTCGCCAGTGCTGAATGTCACCTCGAAGCATGGGTGCCCGATCATTACGGGGCTTTTCCACGTAACCTTTGTTGGGCGGCCATCTACATCAATGACCTCATCCCCGACCTTTAAGTCGACGATTTTTGAGAACCCTGTCGGCGTAGCGACAAGAGTGCTCAATTCTAGGGCCTTCGAATTCTTCTTCGGTATGAGCTCGAAGAGTTCCTGGATATGCCGGACGTCTCGATCCGGGTCGTAGGAACCGAATAGCGCCCCCACGATCGCGAACAACCACTCATCGCACGCTTCGCCAAGCGTCGGCGTCCCGATCACATCGGGAAGCCGGAGCCTCTTGAACACCCGGAGCGCCTTGTCGCGCATAGGTGTGAACAGCGGCAATTCCGGGACAAGCGGCCGCCTGGACTTGAGCCTTTCGACCCAATCCGGGCAGGACGTGTCCCAATACTGCATTACTGGAGCGTTGTCGCTTCAGGCAGCGAATGCGGGTTCAGCAGATCGTCGGTCTCAATCAGCGACTTCGCATCCGCCAGCGCCTGCTCTTTCTTGCCGACATACTTCGGTGGCGGTGCCGTGGGCTCGACGTCGCCGGTCAGGTTCCGCGAAGCCTCTTCTGCATCTCGAAGTGCGGAGTCCTTGTCGCTTAACGCCATGAAGGCCTTAATCGCAGCGACGTTGCCCTCCATGCCCTTCTTGTGAAGAGCGAGAGCAAGTTTCCCGCGGATCACATCCTTCCCGGTCTCGAGCTCTTGGCGGTAATACTTCTCGAGCGTGTCGATGTTGATTTCCAGCATGTGCGCGATCGCTTCGCGCTTGATGCCAGCCGCTGCCAGTGCTTCGACCTTTTTCATCGCCGCAACCGTTGGCACGTACGCCGGCCTTCCCCTGCCGCGTTTCGCCTTCACTTCAAACTCCTCAGTTCCATCCCATTGCGAGAACAAAATCCAGGGCTTCAGCCGTTCCTGAACATGCTGCGCGCATCTGCATCTGCGTACCTGTCGGGATGTCCGCGAGCATGAATTCGTTGGGCAGCGGGCCGAAGCTGTATTCCGAGTTTGAGATAAAAAAGCGCCAATCCGGCGAATTGGGCAGCATGGCGCTGCCATATCCTACGTCGACGCCATAAGACAGCGCCGTTGCGGCCGCATTCATGGTGCCCTGCACGAGCGGAAGGACGCCGCCATACCGTCGGGATGTCGCCGAGCCAATGCTGATCCAGCTTCCTGGGGTACTTGTATTTCCACCTAAGACCGAAGTCCCCTGCGATGCCGCCTGATTGCCGCCGAGGATGTCGATTCCGGTAAAGCAGATCGCTGGACGCCTCGAATACGCGAGACCGGTGACAAGGATGTTGTGATTGGTCGAGGTACGAATTCCGCGAACACGCGCGGAAAGCCTTGTGTTCCGGGGCCAGAACAACGGCAGGACTATCGCTTTCGGCAAGAATGATGTCAGCACAGCGCCCCATCCGACCGGGATGTTCTGCATGATGATGACTTCGGACCCAGCTTCTCCTGCTGCGATATCCATCAACGCATCGGTCTGCGTCGCCGAAGCACCTGTACCGCACGGCGAGAACACCAACTTGTGCAGATTCCTTGTGACCTGCGCGGCGGATAGAAGCGTTGTCCACGACCCGACCGTATGCGCGGTGCCGCCGCTCGCGACGTTCGTGCCAGGCGCGGCTGACAGCGTGCCCGCATGGTTTGTGATCGTCGCGATGACGCGAAGGCTCTGGCTGTAAAGAGGCATTTATCAGGCCGCCGCTGTTGCGAGAGTTTTGCTGACCGGGGCCGCGAACGCGACCGCAGCAGCCGTGAGAGTTGCGCCACCGACAGTCGTCGTGACCTTTGATGTCAGGTACACATTCAGTCCGTCGATGCGCCAAACCTTGTAGGTGCCATTAGCGCCGACAATGGTGATGCGATTGCCTTCCGCTAGGCCCGTCGTTGAGTTGACGACAAGGATCTGATCCTGATCTGTGATCGTGCCTGTCGTGGCGCCGCCGTTCAGCGTGCCGGACGTGCCTTCTGTGGTGATGACCGAGATGCCCACGCCCGCCGCCGCCGCATCGTTGTCGAAGGTGTAGGTGCCGTCCTCGAGATCGCCCGTGGTAAGCGGCGCGGTATCGGAGATGAATTCCGTCTGACCGATTGTGAGACGCGTCGCAAGAGACGCGGACACGATACGAGTACCCATAGACGGCGCGTAACGATTGCCGAAGATCAGGTCAGGCGGATTGCCCTGCGCGCCAAGGCGTATTGCGCCCTTGGATCCACTCTGCAGTTCATCCACGCCGCCGAATAGGCACCCGGAAATCTCGCCAAGATTGCTTGCCGCAGTCTGCCTGAAGACATGGTAAGCGTTCTTCGGCCAGCGCGTCCTGCGATTGAACTTCGGACCTTTGACGTCGAGTAGGCCGCCCGCGATATTGATCTGCGCGATGCCCGCAAGACCGGCCATGTTCGAGAATTCGTGCGATGTGCCGTTGACCTCGCCTTCTCCATTCTGCCAGTCGATGTCGTATTTCTGCGACCGCGAGAACTTGGTCCCGACAATGCGGACGTCATTCGGCATCCGCGCGTCAGAGGATGCGACCTCGACATGGGTAAAGAAGCCAGAAACCTCGCCGTCGTCGATGCGCGCGCCGTTGACGCCAGTGTGCAGCGTGATTGTCGCCCCGTTCGGGATCGCAATTGGCGCTGGCTGAATCGTGTGCGTGATGTTGTCATTGGCAGCAACACTGAGACCGTTGTCATCTGTCTCGTAGTACGCCCCTGACGTGAACTCGAAGAACGTCCCGTTATATTCAAAAAGCATGCCCGGATAGATGTCGGTCCTGACGTCGAATACGACGGATGTCCCGCCAGCAGAGACAGCGCTTTCCGCCGTCGCTGTCAGTATGCCGCCAACAACCCTGATACCGACCAGTCCGCTCGTCGCCGTCGCGCGCGAGCAATACGCGCTCGCATTGACGCGGATGTTCCGTCCTGATGTCAGTTGCCAGCCGAAGGCCGATCGTGTCGTCCCCTGAATGTCGCAATTGATCGAGGATTGCACCTCGACGACGGGGTCGTTGTCGTTGGCGAACGGGTTTTCGTTGATGTTCGCTATGTCCATCCCGCGGATCGACACATTCTTGCAGTGCGAAACGAGGATCTGGCCGGGGTTTGTCGAATTGTCGTTGTTGTTGCCGCGCCGGCAAGTGATGCCGGTGATCGTGACATTCATGTCGTGGTTGGTGCCAACCCAGCGCGCCGGATAGTAGGACACCAGTGTCGCGACGCCATTGACCCAAAGCATCTTGCCGGGGACATTTTCGGCCGTGAACCCATTGATGACGATGCCCGACATTGTGCGGCCGGCGCTGGCAAGGTCCGCACGCCAGTCACCGTGATCGCCGGGTGTGATGATCAGACCATTCTTGCCGCCGCGCGTCACATGGTTGGTGATCACCACATCATGGACGCCAGAGAGGTAGATGCCGTAGCAAACTTCATTGAGGAGGTTCCCCGAATCCGTCGCGTCGGCTTTATTCAGGCAGAAGATATTCTCAAAGATCGCGAGGCGCGGATGATAGCTGACCTGCACTTGCGCGGTGCCTTGGCGGTTAAAGCCCCAATGGCAAAGAATCGGGATCAGATAATCGCCGGTAAACGTCAGGTTGCTGAACTTGAATGAATGGGTATTCCCCATCACCGAAATAGTGTTCCAAATATCGCCGCCGTTGATCGCAGAACAGTCGAACCAGATGTTGCTCAGATTGAAACTGCGGCATTCCTCGTGATCGTCTGCATAAACTGATGTCGTAATGGCGCACCCGAAAGAGCCATTCGTAGGCCGCACGCCGTCGACGATGTGCGTGATCTTGAAGAATTCCATGCCCCCGCCGGACTTGCCCCACAAGCCGCGCTGCGATGATTGTGAGATGCGGAAGATGATCTCCGGAGTGCCTAGGCCCTTGACGCGAGCGTACACAGGAATAGTGCCTGTCAAGCGAAACTTTGTGCCGTCCGGATCCCGCATGACGACATTGCGCCCGAGAAGTGCCGCAGCGGCAAAGTTCGCGGAGTCAGTCGCTTCACTACCGGACGGCTCGAGAACAATGGATGCCTCGGAATCGTACAGCGGCGAACCCGGATAGAGGAGAACGCTGTTCGTCGATGCTGGCCCGTTGCCCTCGACAAGCAGGTTCACATCCTGGTCGAGCGTCCTGCCGCCAGACGTCGTGATCCGGTTGGTGAGCGTGTAGAGCGCGCCAGCCGAACCCGCCGCCAAAATGATCGTCGTGGTCGTCGCCGTGTTTGTGTCGGAAACCCTCGTGATCCCCGAAGGCAGCAGCCACGTCGAGGTCGAGATCGTTTCGTCGGTTACAAGGCGCGCAGACCAATCGATGTCAAAATCGTCGATATCATCTGGGTCTTTCGAATCCCAGGCGAGCGGCGCGGTCATTTACAAGCGATTCCGATCAGTAGGATTGGCCTATGGAAGCATTTACGCCCGTGGGCGAGCCGGAAATCGCCGCTCGGTAGTAGCCGTATTCGAGCGGGATCCCCATCTGCGAGCCGTTTTGCGTAAGGCTGATGTCGGTTGGGATGTAGGTGCTGTCGTCCCTCGAGAACTCAAGCGACACTTGCGCGCCGTTCCACACTGATGCGTCCACGGTGAAATTGAAGACGCCCCCGGAGATGAGAAACTGACCCGTTCCCGTTGCGGCAGCGTTCGTCAGCAGCGTAATCCGAAGTTGTGCCATCTCACGTTCTCTCTGGTTCGACCGCGACAGAGCGCCGGCGAGGCGCCGCAGACACGCTGCGGACCTTCTCCGTCGTCACCATCGACCTGACTGCGTTTCTGGACTGCCCGACGCCCTGGGCCGGCTGCGCATTGTTTCCCGCGGTATCAAGTGCGGCGGGTTTCTTGATCTCACTCACTTGGAGGCGGTGGCATGTTCGTCGCGCGCAGGATTGCGTCTCGGGCCTTCTTCTCGCGCTTCATGCGCTCACGCTCCGCAGCCGAGGTCTGCTCGTGCTGGGCCTTCTGCGCCTCGACAGCAGCGATCTCTTCGGCCGACATCGCTGCCAGCCGACGCTTTGCTTCTCCCATGATCTTCCCTCTGGAATTGGCTTGACTATCCCCTATGGGGTGGGAGGGGCTGGGCATCACAACATCTTGCCAGGATCGGCAACGTGTTGTGAGTCACACCCTACCGCTTCTGCCGCTCACGCCACTTCAGCATCAGCGTGTGCACCTTCAACGCCGCCTGCGGGTCGCGCTTGAACGACGGCAGCAGGTCGCGATCCTCGAGAACGGCCAGAAGCTCGTCGTAGGAAAGCCCCCCGCGGCGAGCCAGCATGGACAGAGACTGCCCGTGGTTGTTCCGTGCCCGCTTCTCGAAAGGCTCGACCATTGCCAGCGGCACGCTCGTAAACCCGTTCAGCGGCGACAGGATCGGGAACTGACGCTCATCCGTCGCCGCGACGACTTCCATCCCACTTTTCCTTCAGCCGATTATCGCAGGCCCGGCACAGAGACCGGAGGTTTCCGTCGCTCTCATCCCCGCCATCACGCCGGCGCTTGATGTGATCGACTATCGTCGCCGTGGCCTGGCACTGGAAACCATCCCAGACTGCCGTACACCGGCCCCCATCCCTCTGCAGGATCCGCTTCCGCGTCCGCAGCCATTCAGGCGACGTGTAGAACGGGTCAGCCTTCTTGTCGGGGAACCTCACCGCAGGCTTCTGAGCCCGCCCGAAGGCCTGCTTCAGAGGCTTCAGCGCCATTCCTGACAATTTCCCTTATTTTTCCGGACCAAATCGTTTCGGGTCCGTGATTTTCGGGCCGCTGGAGAGAAAAAGTCCGCGCGCGATA